GAAACTTTCAGATCAAGCAGTCGGAGCCGTTATGATGGCTCTTCAAAAGAGCCTTTTGGAGCAATCAGACATTGTTCCAGTTATTAAAGGGTTCGAGTTTGTTCCAGCAGCAGACAAAGAAGGGGACGAAGCACAACTCTTTGTAAAAAACCCTCCTCTTGTTAAACTTGGAAACGAAGATACAGTACAAGAGGGTGAATAATGCCCAGTTATGTGTATGAATGCTCGAAATGTAGCGACGTTACAGAAGTTTTTCACTCTATGAGCGAAGACAGAACTGACTGTGAGGCTTGTGGAGAGCAGAATACACTAAACAAAATACCAGAAGTGCCGATTTACTTAAAATCAAACACTGCTGGTAAGGTTGTTAAGCAACACATTGAAGACGCCAAACAACAAGTTCGTGAAGACAAAGAACAAATGAAAAAGGATTACACAGGTTGACTTTACTTATTTTCTTTTTAATAGTTTCCGTCGCTTTAAACGGACTTTTGCTTTGGTACATTAGAAAAATGCTATCCAAACTACTTTATGTTTCAGATAGCATCGGATCTTTATTGGTAACGGCAAAGAACTTTTCTAATCACTTAGACGGGTTACACGCTATGGAAATGTATTATGGAGATGAAACTCTTGGGTCTTTGATTAAGCACTCAAAGCAAGTTATAGAAGACATAAAAGAGTTTGAAGATATCTATGAGCTAACCAATGAAGGGCTATTAGAAGATGAAGAACAAGAATAATGGCGAAACCAAAAAAGAAAAATCTATACTTTACCCAAGAGCACGAAGATGCAATCGTCAACTATGCTAATACTACTGATATCAAAATAAGAACAGAACTTTATGTAGAGTTTATCGAGCCAGCCTTCAATGAAATGGTCGATAAGATTATCTATACTTACAAGTTTACAAACCTTCCAAATATCGACGTTCTCAAAGACGAATGCAAAATCTGGCTTACAACAATCTTGGATAAGTATGATCCAGAGAAAGGATCCAAAGCCTTTTCTTACTTCTCAGTCATTACAAAGAACTGGTTTATTCACAAGGTAAAGAAAACAACCTTGGAGAATAAAAGAGAAGTTCAACTAGATCAAATCCCAAAAAACGTAGAGATTAGACAGTTCACTGTTGTAAACGAATATGAATCAAAAAGATTAGAAAAAGAATTCTGGATGAACTTTTGGGAAGAAGTAAACTCTTGGGAAACAACCAATATGAAGCCCAACGAAGAGAAAGTCTATGAAGCAATCAGGCTAATCTTTTCCAATCCAGATCGTATAGATATTTACAACAAAAAAGCAATCTATTTTTACATCAGAGAAATCACAGGTCTCAATACAAAACAAGTCGTTAACAACTTAAATAAAATGAGAGTAAAATACAAAGTATTTAAAAGAAGATGGGATCGTGGCGATTTATAATACTTTTTTTGTCTTCAACTATTTATTTTTGCTATGAAAGACTTGGAAACATATATTGACGAAGCAATCAAAAACATAAGAAGCGACAGGGCTATTACCACAACTCTGCTAATGGAGTTGATGGAATATATGAAGAAAGACGACGAACGCAAAGAAAAGGTCGGTGTTGTCGCTGCTAAATATGTAGAAACTTTACAGAGATCAAACGAACAACTTGTTAAAGTCAGTGCTCTTATTCAAAAGAAAACTGAAGGACAAGAGGGTCTAACCGATGAAGATAAGAGTGAATTATTTGATCTTATAAAGGAAACTAGCAATGGCTAAACCCGGAGATTCAAATTGGGCTATATTGAATGTTGGCGCAGGGGTTTTAAATCCAATTGGAAGCCCTCTTACTGGAAAAGTTTATAATCCTAATGATGCCGGTTTTTTTGCTATGGCAAGACAAACCACAATTGAAAACTTTTCTCCAAAAGGTCTTGATGGTCAAGGTCCTATGATTGGCATAGTTCTAAGAGTAGATGGCAAAATGAATATTGAAGGACCAGATAATCCAACATCTTGGCCTAATAGATATGCTCAATTAGTTGATCAAAGAAGTGGTATAGCCCTACACCAAATAAAAATAAGAGTACCAGAACTACACGCACACTTACCAGTGCCAAAAGATTTACCAGATAAAGAAACTAAAAGTGCAGATCACAGTATCATAAATTTGTACCCTACATTCATTGGGCAGTTTGATACGATTGATGATGGTAGAGAACCAAATCCGGGTTCTTTAGTGTGGGTAGATTTTCAAAATAGAGAAACCTTACAAGGACCAATTTATCTTGGAGCGGTTGAGGCTAATAAAACATATATGCCAAATGTACAAGATACATCTGCTACAAATTGGGATGCTATATGTAATAGCCCGGAAGTGTTAGGAACTGCCACGGGTGGAGGAACCGGCGGTACCGGAGGAACTGGCGGTACCGGAGGTGGAGGACCTGCTCTTAACGCCGCTGGTATACCAATTGTTGCTGGTGGTGGTCCTCTTGGTACAGGTGGTCCTCTTGGTGGTATACCTACCACTCCAACAGAGCTTCTAAAAGCGGCAACAAAACTTTTAAATAGCAAAGCTATTAAAATATATTGTGATAATTTAAGAAAACAAATGATCGAGGAAGTCAAAAGTATTAATGACATGGGGCTTGATATACCATTTCCTTCAGGATATAACACATGCACTGAAAGTGAAGCTAGAGCATTAATAATGGAACATTTTTCTCCCGGAGGAGCAAAGTTCAATAGCAAAGATGGCATGTTGGCTGGCACGGGAAATGGGGGGCTACAAGAAGACTTCTGGAATACAAATTCTACAAGGGTGGAGAGGGGACAAAATGCTATCAAAGTTTTTGATATGTTTGTAAGAAACGGATACACTCCTCAAGCGGCATTAGCAGTTTTGTCTCATGTTGTCGATGAGTCTGTTTATGATTCTAGGGTTGCCGGAGGGCTTCCAAACAAATCAAAACCAAAAGAAGATAATGGTTATTGGCCGGATAAAGGATTTTATCAAATTAATATTAAAGGTTCCACAGGGCAGAGTCGTAACCTAACAGAAGCAGACTGCATTGATCAAGTCACAGGAAAAAATTATTTTGATCAAATTGGTGGTGGTAAAACAGCAGCAATTGCTCCGGAGAAATATGCCAATACTGAAAATCCAGAAAGACCAAGAAAATTAATTAAAGATGTCAAAAATAGCAGGGGAGCAATAACAGAAAAGCAGTGGGAAGATGGCAATTATTTTGATGCAGGAGATATAGAAGTTTCCACCATGTTTATGATTGCAAGACTAAGAAATGCTGAAGGAAAAACTGAACCCGGTAAATTAGGTCCCGGACGAATGGGGGGATTAAGCAGACTAATGAAAAATCCTCAAGCCACAGGAGCACAAATCTATGCTCTTATGAGAAACTCAACTTTTGCTGCCGGGACAGGTCGAGGAAAAGAACAAAAGTCCACAAGAAAAAGAATGCAACACGCTGCAAAAAAAATGGGTAAATGTTACACAGGGGAAGGGTATGTAACAAACTTCCAAGGATACCAGACGTAGATAAATTAGTATACGAATATAAGGAGTGATTATGTCGGCATCAGATAATTTTATATCAATAGACAATAAAGAACTAGAAATATTAGATGAACAAACAAGGGTAATGTTGGAAACAATCCCAGAAGATATTTATATAAAACAGAAAGGCTATGGTCATCGTAGAAAAATAGAAAAAGTTCCAGTTTATAATCAGCAAAAAAATGAAAAAGTTCTTCAAGGTCCGGGTTCTAATTCGTGGATTGTCTTTGGAAAAGACAAACCAGCATCTGCCGCATCTGGATATGGCTCCGTTGGAGCAACACAAGCTTCTGCAATTGATATTTGTGTTGGCAGAGTTGGAGACTGGAAAACAATAACTCAAACAAAAATGGTAAAAGGTGTTGAAAAAAAGACAACCAAGAGAGAGTTAGTGGCGGAGAATGACTTTGTTAGAGATGCCGCCAGAATATATATATCAGAAAGAACGGACATTGATGATTATTTTGGAATTCAAGCAGGAAAAGCCGGAGGATTAAATGGTTTATCTGGAATAGTTGTAAAAGCAGATAATGTTAGGCTTGTAGCTAGAGAAGGCATAAAATTGGTAACTAGAACAGATGAAAAAAACTCTAAAGGTGCAAATACGGATGTTATCATGGGTGTCGATATAATTGCTGGAAATGATGCTAGCGGATTACAACCTATGGTAAAAGGTGAAAATTTAAGAGATTTACTTAGGTATATGGTTGAAGATATAAGAAACATTACCTCTATGTTACATTCTATAACACTAGCACAAGCATCGCTTGAAACTATGTTAACAGCACATTCCCACCCATCCACGGGTGGGGTAGCTTTTCCGTCTATAGAGTTGGGTGTATATTGTAGCGTTAGTCAAATAAGAAGGTTGGTTTTTGATGTCCCAGCACAAATTAAAAAGACTTTTGAAAATGTTCTCGAAGAGATAGAATATTTAAAGCCTTATGGTACTAAGTATATAAATAGTATGTCAAATCATGTAAACTAGGATTGTTATGTCAGATACAGAGTTTTATTTTAAGCGAAATCCCCCTAATAAACCAGTAACCGTTAGGTCAACGGTTGTTATTAGATTGCCTCTATTTAATGAGAGTCCGTTTGGACCTGATAATAACAATTATCCATCATTTCAATCGTTGATGCATAATGGTACGCCTGAATCTTTTGCAACGCTTCTGACTGACGGTGCTTTGAATAAGGCAATTAAGAATGCCTTGTTGTATAATTATTTTGGATATCCAGTAACCAACATCAAATACGAAAAAAGCCAAAAAGATTATAAAGAAGGATCTTTACAATTTTCTAGCCAAAACAATAATCATCTTAAATTTACTCAATTTGAAGTTAAAGACGGTCAATATGGTAAGTGGATAGACACTCTCCAAACCGTCCAAGGCATACTTTATCGTGGATATGTATCAACAAAAGGGTTTTATCAATATGGCTTGCTGAAACCATTACCAGATTTTAAAGATACAGAACTTGATCTTTATAATTATTTTGATCAAAGTGGTGATCAACAAACTTTTTCTTTCAAAGAAATACAAGAAAATTCTGGATTAGAAGTTGATTTTATAAAAGACATATATATGTGTTTGCATGGTTCCAGTGATGGGGTGAACACCCCTCAATCTGTTGGCGGTTTTAATTCCTTTGTTGAGCCAATCGGTGTCTCTCCAAGAGGCTCTTTGTTTTACGCTGGAACAGGAGATCCAACTGGACCAGACGTTGAAAAAATTGCAAAGTTTGGGTTGTATGAGAAAAGTTCTGGTGGAAAAAGCTTTGTAGAATACGAAGCTGGAGGAGAAATATCCGATTTTATAAATGATTTTGATTATTTATCAGCCATGGCTTCATGGAATAGCCCTTACAATCCTTCTGATAAAACATATGCTAGAGCATGGCTACCAACTGGACCAATCGAAGGGTACTTAACATACATTACTTTGCAGCCTTCAAACCCACTTATAAATTACAATCCAAATGAAGGATTTATAGATCTTGCTGCCGGTGTTGATGATGGAGAGGTTATTGGTGATGAATCAATTGGGCTGTACGAGGCATCACAAATATCAGTTTCGGACTTTGCACAGGGCTTAGACTTAACTTGGAAAGCACCATATAATCAGCTAGATTCCCTCGCTTTTTTACTGGGAGAATATCAAAAAACGGATTGGTTTGTTGCATTTCCCGGATACGGTAATAATGGTGCTTCACTTGAAAATAATTATTCAGTAGAGTTTGGAAAATATAATATTGCATCGATGTATAAATTATCTCCACAAATAGAAGATTTGTTAAAAGTTGACAACTTAGACATCAATCCTCTTGGTGGATTGCAATATTATCTAGATGATCCCGCTAGAACATTAAACGCAATATATCCCAGAATATTCAAATATGTTAATGATATTGTACCAACTGCCCCATTACCATCTGTATTGCAGGAAGGATCAGTAAAAAATGTTAATATAATTGACCCCAGTAAAATCGGTGGACAACAAATAAAATTCTCAGATATTTTACCAAAATTTAGAATAAGCGCAGATGATTATTCAAAAAAGTTATACTATAATATACCAGAAAAAACATCTATAGGCTACACTCATGTTATCGGCGATTATAAGATATCTGGTCAAGAACTGATAGAAACTATAGGCGAAGATAATAGCATTGACCCAGCAGTTTTGGAGGCTAAAAATAAATTTGTTATTGTTACAAAGACAAAAGAGCAGAGAGATTTTTTATTAGCTTCAAAAGATGAGTTTGGTAAAGCAGATATAACATATTCTAGTGATCCTAATTTTTTATTTAGATCACTACCCTCTCCTTTAAGTGAAGATTTTAGGAAATCACTTATTCAAATAATGGATTCCGGAGCCAACGGTTCCGGTTACCCAGAGGGAGAATTAGACGAGTTACAAAAAGTATATAAATTTTCTGATTATTTATGTGCGGCACTTTATTTTAGACTACCGCCTCATTACTCAAACGCAAATAAAGACGAAGGAGTTGGTTCACAACTTATTAAACATCAGCCAGCTACATTAAAGCAAAGGGCAAAAGTTCACCCCAACATTTGGAATGCTGAACCTAAGCTTAGATTTCTAGAAGGAGTGCAGGCTGATATAGAAGGCATATATGGCGGTCCTATAGAGGCTGGACAAATGCCATACATTATGTTTTTAGGATCCTATATAAATTCAACATTTGAGAATACAAATATCACCAATACCGCAGAAACTTTTGAATATACTACTGGTAATGGGTGGAATGAAAGCACTGTTAATGTACCTTATATAGAAATAGAAACTAATACAGCATCTAATTTTGCTTTTCCTGTTTGGAATTATGATTATAAAGCTTTATACGAGGTAGGCTGGAAAGACCTGTCTGACTATGATGAATCCAAAAATCCAGAATTGTCTCAAGTATTCGCATCAAATCCATCAGTGAAATACATAAAAGACAAAGGGATCCCTGATTGGGTTAGGGGTTTAAGAATATATCCCACACTTGATAATGATACAGTCCTCACAAGACCAGATAAAAATTCTATTACAGGCACCAGCGATGCTGACTATATTTTAACAGATGAAGATATTGATGAGGCTGTAAATGGTGCCACTTCAACAGGCGATTCAATTGTAACAGGATATAAAAACGCAAACACATCATTAGCTAACATAGCGGAAGTTAGTATTGTCAAAAAAATGATGCCAGCAGTGACTTTGGTTATGGAGCCAAATATTGATGCGGTTTCTCCCGGAAATACTCCATTTAGTATAGAAACATTTGATTCCGAAATTGAAAACTTGTCCTCTAATAATAAAGCGTATGTTGACATTCGCTATGCTGTAGAAATAGATATTGATGAAAAAGACTTGATTTTGGATATGGTTGGTCAAGGTGTATTTGCTTTAGCGGGAGAAGTAGGAGATTATGAAAAGCTTGGCTTTGATATTGAAAAATTGCTTTTTAAATCTAATGGAAATGTAACATCCCCTAGTTTAATAGACGCTTATGGAGCTTCTGGATTTACCTTTGAGGGTGTTTATGGATATGATTTTGGTTCATTTGAAGATTATCTTGGAATAGATGCTGAGTTTTGCCCGACTTTTCCACCCAGTGAAGCAGAACAAAAGGCAATTCAAGTTTTAGAAAATAGCACTGATGAATATGCCTGCACAAGTTATATTTGTTTGGAGGGAGAAAATGTGGTCTCTGTTCAATTAAAACAGGGTCCCGGAAAAGACGCAGAAAATTTAGGATACTTAAAAAACAACACAGTTGTAAAAGTGTTGAAAGAGTGGGTAAATGGAAAGGGAGAATTTAATAAAATATTAATAGTTGATGAAACTAGTACTTTGAATGGTCAAGAAGGATACATACATCCAAAATATTTGAGACCAATATATCCAACATTAAGTGTGGATAAGAAAATATTTTTTAATCAAATTTTCGATAATACAGACCCAACTAAAAAGTTAACTCTTGCAAATACAAATGTTGTTGCTATGGGAGTATTTGCAGAAACACTAATACCTGACTGGTGGAATGATACCAAGATGCTAGAGGGTCAACCATATGAATACAGGCAAGAGGGAGAATATTGGTGTACTGTTGAATTAGATTATGACTGTATTGTAGACGAGGCAGATCTTAAGACAAAAATCTATGAAGCAAAAATAAAAGGAGTGAAACAGTTATTAGGGTTCTATGGAAAACAATACACTGAAGAAGACGTAGAAAAGTTAATTAATACTTATTTGGCTGTTAGGGTTGATTATAATTTAGAAGGCACAGAAATGGAGAATGGCTTTCACATTAGTGATAGACCCGGAGACCCATTAATGTTTTTGGTCAAGGCAGGTGGAATCTACATTAACGCTTTCCCAGATAGGCAAGATTCTTTACAGGAATACAAAAAGAATTCTAATAAAATAATATCATTAAATACTAAATGGTACCAAACACACTTGCAACAATCAATATATGCTTTAAATAGCTTATATTATGTAATTCTATCATCTGACTATAGAGTACCTACTTTTAATTTCAAAAAGGAAGCAGATAGAATTTCCTATATTGTTCCTTACTTAAAGAGAATTCTTCTTGCAAATGGATATGAAACGGATTCACAGGAAGAAAACATAATAAATATTGGCTTTGACAGCCAGTATAGAGTAACTTTTTTCTCATACAAAGAAAAAGATAAAGAAGAAAAACTGCTTCGCATAGGATTTGATTATTTTTCATCTCAAGCACCATTTGTTTTTAAAAACACTATGGCTTTGCTTTATAGACATAGGCAAATAAAAGATCCAACTTTGAGAACAAGTTGGAAGAAATTGTTTAATCAATGGCTACCAGACCCAAAACCAAAGATTGTTCCAAAATCAGAAGGTGGCGGAGGATACCCATCAGATTCCAGATGTAGTCCAAGTTTAAATTGGAACCCACCACCGCTCAGTCAAATATGGGAACAAGTCGCTGCTCGACTAGATGAAATTTTAGATCTAGATCCAAGATATGATCTAGGGTCTTTTAGGTTTAATTTGTTAGAGTATTTCCCACCATGCCCTAAGCCCCCTGCCGGTCGTGGCTTGACAGTGATGAGGTTACTATCAGAAATCGAAGGGGAAACTAAAGTTTTTGATAATTTAGATATATTAAATAGCGTCCAAGCTGAAGTTGATAGAATAGGACAATATGTCGGAGATTTTATGTCCTCTCAGCAAGCAATGGATGAAATAAGGTCTAAAATATTTACTTTAGATGATTTGTATACATTTTTATTAAATTATATCTCACCAGAACTTTTGTACAGCAAAATATGTAAATGTTTCCTTGATTTACTTGACATTGATTCTATTGGGGTCCCAAATCTCGAAATTAATGCAACAGGTGGTTCTGGCGGATTAAATCTAAAACCCTCTAATATAGGTAAAGATCCAAAAGAATTGTATGATGTACAAGGACCAGAAGCAGAAGCTAATCTCTTTGAAGAAAGAGAACAAATTCAAGCTGAAGACTTGTTTTGCTCTTTTTGTTTCAGAGTACCCAGTGTTTTTCTTAGATTACCATCAACAGATATCTTGAGTGTTTTAATAGATGCATTTAAAAAATTGTTAGAATTTGCTCTAGCACAAATTTTGCTGCAACTAATAGCCTCCTTGCTGGACATTCTTCTTACTTGCCCTGATTTGGAATGCGCCCCCGGAGCAAGTAAGGTCAGGGATTATGGGTCACAAGACATAGGAAATCTTTTTGATAATAATACGCCAGATAATCTACCAGATTTTTTAACAAATTGTGGTTTGCTGATAGACGGTACAAATATCACAGAAGAAGATGCAACAAATATGCTCAAAGAAGTTTCTGATAAATTAACAACGTCAGAAGTTTTAGGCTTAATAAGTGGAACACCTACTTCAAAATCTTTAAAAGTTGTTAAAAGAGTTGTGTCAAATTATCCAAACATTAATGACATTTTTACAGACATCGGAGTTATAGAAAACTTTTTTGCATGCGCTGGAGATAAATTAGAACCAACTGTTTTTGATGATTTGGAAAACGACAATCTTGAAAATGTTGCAGACCCACAAATATGTTTTGATTTTAATGAGTTGTCTAGGAACAATATCTTGGATAAATGTGGTAGTTTACCAAACCAACTAATAAACATTATTAAAGACAGAAATTTAAATCACGACATTCAAAAATATAAAGAAATCGCAAAATTTATTAGAGATAATGACAATCTATCATCGCAAATGCCATCTTTGTTTGAAGACGGAAAAGGAACACAAGGGCTACTTTCTTCGTTAAGTACCCCAACAGTTGATAAAATAATTGAAGAAACTATTGATACAATCTCTATCCCAATTGCAACCGAACTAACAAAGGAAAGTGTAAATTTAACCAGACCAGAAGGACAGGTGCTTGTCAAACAAAATGCAAGATTAAATATACTTTACGAGAAAGGAATATCGGATTTTATTGCAACTGCACCATTTAGAGAAAATGGTGCAGACAATTTTACAGGCTTATATGAAAAGTTAGAAGAGCCAATTGTTAACCCTGATACTAAAAAAGAGGAATATCAAAAGCAGCTACAAAACATTAAAGATATAATGTCAAATATATACAACCATATATATTTTGACCCAAATAATTTTAGAGTGAGTATATCTGTTGGCGAACAATCAGAACCCTCGTCAACAGCCATGATAAAGTTTAATCCACCAGCAGAAGACCAAACTACTGGGGAACCAGTATACACAAACAACTACCAAGTCTATGTTTATAATAATGTACCATTTTATTCAACTCCGATAGAGCTTAGTATAAACGGCGGAGCAAATACAATACCAGAAGAAATTAATAATTATATTCAAAATTTTGAGCTAAAAAATACAGACATCCCAGAGCAAGCACAGGTGTTTGGAAATATAATTACTAATGGCATTAAAAAAATTATAGAAGAAGCAAACTTAGAAGAATCGGAAGTGAGTGAGCAATTAGAAAACTTAAAATCAATATTTGAAACAGATTTATATATTAACTCTTTGGGTTCAATTATCGGAGGGATTACCGATGTTGTTTCAACTGGAAATATAATGAGCGAATATACGCTTGATCGCCAAAATGAAGCGTTATCTTCTCCGGTTTTTGCAGGACTGGTCCTAGCAACAGCATACGCTTTTGCTGCTAGTCCACTTGGGCAGGCTGTTTTTGGTCCCCTTGGCGTGGCAGCAATTGCTACTATGTCAAATGAAGATATCTTTGAGAAAATGTACCCAAATTATACAAAAAAACAACTTCAGCATCTAAAATTAGCTCCAAAGGTTGTAAAAGAAAATAATGGCACTGCAAAAGTTCATGGTCTTATAGATTTTGATAAAGTAAAGGCTGCTGCAAAAGAATATTATAATTTTGCAAAACAAACAGATGAAAATTCGGAGGCATTAAACATGGGGCAACTTGCCATACTTAATGGGCTAATATCCGCAGTTTGTCAACTTTTTGCTGGAGAAATATATTCTAAAAGCGTTTTTACATTAGCTCATTATCCAAAAGAGTTGTTTGCAGAAGAATTAAACGGAAGTCTGATATCAAAATATGCTACACAATTAATGGTAAGATATTTTAATAATACTGTTGTGGAAGCAGGTGTTATAAACGAAGATTTAGACTGGGAAGAGTGGAATCAGTTTTCCGCTGCATGGCAAACTGTTATTTCTAGGTTAATATCTGAAAAATCAGAATTTACAAATTTTAATACAAATGGTGCTCTTCCCGGTCTTCCGGGAGAAAGCACATCAAAGGGAGATAATGTTGTTGGGGCTGGCGGGGTTGATGGAAAAATATATGATGTTGTAACTGGAAAAGAGGAAGTAATTAATTCTTGGATTAAAGCAACAGAATATTATGTAAAACAAAATGCGTATGACCCACTAAAGTTTGTTAAAAGTAGATTAAAAAATATAAAATATTACAATGAGTTAGCCGCAGATCCAGAGACAAATCCGTTTGATACAATAGCATACCCAAAGGTTTTAGAAGTTCACGATGGAATAACTAGTGATTTTTCTTTTACAGATGAAAGCAATTTAGATGAATTAACTGGGGAAGAAATTCAAGAAATATACGATATTTTACCAACAATTCAGCCAGATCAAATTAAAAACTATTTCAACACTAAAAGCGACAGTTCACTCTTTTCAGCAGGTGTTACAGTCACTGACCCCCTCGCTCCCATAAAAAGTCATTTTGCAAATGGAAAGTTTTTCTATCAATATTATTTTAGAATAGAAGACTGGGAATCAGAAGAGGAAGCAGCAGAAAATGATGGTATATATGTAGAAAATTTAGTTCTTAGAAAACCTAAAGGTAGTGCTGAAAGTGACTATAATCTGATGGGAGTTGTTAATAGGGACGGCTTATTAAAAATAATTAATAATATGTACCCAGCCGGAGAAAACTATGGCTTGACTGATTGGCAAACAAAAGAGCCTATAAATCGATTTTTTAAGTCTATCAAATATGGTATAAGATTTTGCTATGGATCAATTCAATCAGTTAATACAGAAATTGCTGGTCAAACAAATAAAACAAAAGAATTGAACAATAGTATTAATACTATTTTTAACACTATGCACCAAAATCAAAAATTGAAAGAGTTTTGTAAAAAAGAAAAGGTGTTTAAAATTACAGAATTAGATGTTAATTTGACAGAATACACAGAAGAAGATATTCCATACTTATTACAACAAAAAAGAATAAGTCACATTATACCGATTAATTCACAAGAAACAGCTAATATCAAAGATTTTGATGAATTTAGTTTTTCCCCTGCTGCTTTTTTTGAGGAAGATGGTGCTGGCGAAGCTTTAATTATAGATTGGTCGCAAAACAGAAAACAATTAACTACTATTCTTTTTTCAAAAATTAATGGCACAGAAGAAAATTCACAAAATTTGGAATTTAAAACTATGTTCTTCTATTGTCTTCCGGTGCCACTACTTATTAGCTTGTTCTTAACGTTTAATGCTTCAATTGTATCAACTGATAGAAATGTTGAACAAGCGTTTTCCAGCACAAAGGAAGTAATAAAAGATATTTTTATGTCTATTTATAACACTAGGGGTCGTGAATATTGGAAACAAACGCCAAAATCAATTGCCAAAAAAGGTGGACCAATTGGCATGGCCGTATCATCAATTCCTGATAAAAATGATTTATAATACGACACTAAAAGGAGGTACTAAAAATGGCTAGTCTTTCACCAGCACTGCCTTTAACTCTGGATAAAAAAGACGGATATAAGATGAATAAAAACATCAAAGATGTTATCAAGCAAAATTTTAAAATGTTAGTTCTAACTTCTCCCGGAGAAAGAATAATGCTTCCAAATTTTGGTGTTGGTTTAAGAAGGTTCTTGTTTGAGCCAATGACAACAATTCAATTTGGAAAAATAGAATCTAGAATTCAAAACCAAATAGAACAATATATGCCTTTTTTAAGCTTAATTGAGGTAAAATTTCTAACTCAAGAGCAGGACCCATCTGTATTGTTAAATGAGGTATCTGTTTCTGTTAGATATGCAATTCCATCTATTAATACAATAGATGAAATAAACTTAAGATTATATAATAAAGAATTTTAGTTTAGATTGGTCAGCTAAAATAAGTTTTTAACTATTTATTACATATATTTCTGTTAAATTAAGAGAACTGAAAAATGCCGATAAAAAAAAATAAAAAGATAATTCCAATTGATTACACTAGTAGAGATTTTGACTCGATCAAAACAGAACTTTTAAATTATACAAAAAGATATTATCCTGATTCGTTTCAAGATTTTAGTGAAGCATCTTTTGGGTCTTTAATGTTAGATACCGTAGCTTATGTTGGGGACGTTTTATCTTATTACCTTGACTATCAAGTCAACGAGTCTTTTTTAGACACAGCAACAGAATATCAAAATGTAGTCAAATTATCTAGACAATTAGGTTATAAATACAAAGGTGTTCCCATCTCAACTGGAATTGTGTCTTTTTATATTACTGTTCCTTCAAATTCCGATGGAATATCTCCAAATTTAGATTACGCCCCCATACTAGAAAGGGGAACAAAAGTAGCTACACAGGGTGGTGTAGTATTTACATTAAACGAGGATGTAGATTTTTCTGGAGATGAAGCAGAGTACATTGTTGCAAGTGTAGATTCTGTAACTGGTGTGCCCAATAGATATGCTGTAAAAGCATATGGACAAGTTATTTCTGGAGAAATTGCAGTACAAACCATACAGGTTGGAAACTATGAAAGGTTTCCAAGATTTAGATTAAACGGCAATAATATAGTTAATGTCATCTCTGTTTTTGACTCTCAAGGTAATCAATATTATGAAGTAGAAAATTTATCTCAAGATGTTATTTTTAAAAAAATAAAAAACCCAAGTCTGTCAGATAAAAATCAAGCTCCATTTTTAATGAAGCCAGTATCTGTACCAAGAAGATTTATAACAGAATCAACTGGTCAAGATTATTTTATACAATTTGGTCATGGATCTGTAACTAACATACAGTCTGGAAAAATCGTAGAGCCTAGCAAAGTAGTGTTAAACGTACATGCTAGGGATTATGTTACTGATGCAACCTTCGACCCTAGTAATCTTGTCGAATCTGATAAGCTTGGAATAGCTCCGTCTAACACAGCTTTAACTGTTTTATACAGAATTAATGGGTCAGAAAATGTTAATGCAAGTGCTAGGAGCATAACTGAAGTCGTCGATACTTCCTTTGCTTTTGCAAACCTTTCCACACTTCAGACAAGTGAAGTTCAAAAAGTGATTGCTTCTTTAAATGTACAAAATGAATCGCCAATTAATGGAGACAGTTCTGTTGACACAGTTAGAGATTTAAAAAATAGAGCGTATGGTATGTTTTCTTCACAGGGCAGAGCGGTTACAGAGCAAGACTATATATCCTTATCATATGCCATGCCGCCTGAATTTGGATCAGTTAAAAGAGCCGCAATTGTTCAGGATAAAAATTCTTTTAAAAGAAATTTAAATTTATATGTTGTTGCAGAAAACGTAGCAGGAAATTTAAGCTCGCTAAACCAAAGTGTTAAGCAAAATTTAAAAACATGGCTAACAAACTATAAAATGGTTAATGATACAATTGATATTTTAGATGCGACAATTGTTAATATTGGAATTGAGTATAGTATTGTTACAGATGAGGAAGTTAATTCTTACAAAATATTAAACGATGCAAACGTTGCTATTTATGAAGCTGTGGGTGCTACAAAATTATATATTGGCGAATCTTTAAGATACAGCGATATTTTTAGAGCGTTGAAAAATGTTGATGGAGTGCTTGATGTTGTAGAGGTTAACTTTGTTACAAAATACGGAGATAGCTATGCAACCTCTGCTTTTAATATTGAACAAAATACTACCCCCGATGGAAGAGCCTTATTAGCTCCGGAAAATGTAATTTTTGAAATAAGATTTCCAAATCAAGACATAATAGGGACAGTTAAATAATGGCTATTAAAAGATATACAGCAACTTCAGACAATACAATCACCAATGCTTTTCAAATGGATTTGCGAACAAGGGGAACTGGATCAAATATGGGTTCGGCGGATACTCTTGAGGCATTCTATATTTATGGTCAGGTTAGTTCTTCTGCTGGGACAACTGCTGAAAAATCAAGAATTCTTATCCAATTTAATACAGACAAGATCAATACAGATAGATCGAACGGATTAATTCCAGCTAGTGGAAATGTTGCTTGGTATCTTAATTTATATAATGCTCCCCACAGTTTTACATTACCAAAAGACTTTACTATGTCGATTTTACCAATTTCTTCTTCATGGCAAGAAGGGTATGGATTAGACATGGAGAATTATACGGATCAAACTTATGAAGGAACTGGATCAAACTGGATTAGAAGAGGAGCCAGTGGAGACGGATATGTTGCTTGGACTGCTGAAGGTGGAGATTTCCTAGAAGTTAGACAAGTAATTACGGCTAGTGAGTTCCCTTCTTATACAGCCACGTTTGTTGATGGTACAGAAGATTTATCTGTAGACGTATCTGAAGTAGTTGAGAAATGGCTTGAAGGAGCAACAACTAATTATGGATTTGGCGTATATATGTCAGCAAGTTATGAAACTGGCTCACATTCCTACTATACTAAAAAGTTCTTCGCAAGATCAAGTGAATATTTTTTCCTTAGACCAAACTTGGAAGCAAGGTGGGACAGCACGACAAAAGATAGTGCAGCAAACTTTGTAAAAAGTAGTTCATTAGCTACGGCAGAAGACAACCTTAATACTCTGTATCTATACAATTATGTAAGAGGTCAATTACAAAACATTCCAGCCAATGCTTCTCATGCTGATCCAGCAGTTGATATGAAAGTTAGTTTATATTCTAATTCTGCTGGAAATGTATACGACAAGCTTCCTCTACCTGCTGGTGGTGACGTTGCTGCTACTGACGATACTGAAGCTGTAGGAGGAATTGTTTCCACAGGGATATATACAGCTTCTTTTGCAATGAGTCATTCTTTAGATTCTGTGTATGCTGTTTGGCACTATGATGATTTGATCACATATCACACAAGTTCAGAAATAGTAGTTAACACTATTAATGCTTCCAACTATAATCCAGATCCAGATTATGTTACAACTATAGATAATTTAAAAGCTGTATATTCTAGAGAAGAACAAGCTAGATTTAGACTATTTGTTAGATCTAAAAATTGGAATCCGAATAATTATACAGTAATGCAAACAGAGCTTCCAAGTGAAGTTGTAGAAGACGCATATTTTAGCTTGTATAGAATTGTGGATGATTACGTTGTAATTCCTTTCGGCACCGGCTCTGCAATACAACCCCAAGCAACTGGGTCGGCAGGGTCATATACGAGATTATCTTATGATATTTCTGGCAATTATTTTGATTTAGATATGAGTTTGTTACAAGCAGGATATCAATATGGTTTAAAGTTTGCTTATTATCAAAATGGATCTTATAGAGAACAAAAAGAAGTTTTTAAATTTAAGGTAGAATAATAATGGCAAATGTACCACCAATAATAATACCACCACCACAAGTAAAGTCAAAAATTCAGCAGGATTTGGTAAAGCAGATAGCTGCTTATAATGCTGATATTTCTGCAAAATCTCAAATAATTTCAAACACTAGTGTAGATAAAGTTGGAAGAAAGATAGAATCTGCCGGATACCTTCAGGAATTTTTTGAAGATCAGAAAAGGTTTTTGCCAGATACTGACTTTTCTGATCCATCTAATTTCGCTTATTTTGGGTCTGCCGAAGAATATTATTTAAATGCAGCAGAGAATATATATCGTTTTTACCCATATGATGGATCTTTAAAAGAAAAATATGAATGGCATAATAATGCTTCTTTTTTGGATAATTATATATTTGAATATGAATATCCTCGAACAAATGGAAATATTTTAATTGGAGAGACATGGGGATCTGTTGCGGCAACAAAAACTGTAACAGACGATTCTTACAGTATTTCAGACGCACCGCAGTATATTTTTACAAAAGGTGGTCCAAATGCTCCATCAATACCTTCTTTTGCGACATCTTCCTACACTAAAATATTAGACTACAAAGAAAAAGAACAAAAAGCAAATATTTTTGATACAGAAATAGAGCAAATACAAAACTTTTCAGTAAATGGCAATGATGGTAATACTGTTGAATTTTGGTTTAAGTTTCCAACAAATCCTTTGGCAGATCAACAATCAAAGCATTTTTGCTATTTTGATTTATGGAATGGGCAAACAATTGATTCTGTAGTACCCGGATCTGAGTATGGTCGCTTAATGATTGAGACTAAGCTTGATGCATCATCAGAGTTTCAAGAGACATGTTTATTTAACGTAACTTATAAATCTGGATCTTCTGGTGTCCTCGGTGCTAAAATTGGGGCTTTAACCTCCAATGTGCTAAGTTCTGTAAGCACAGATTATAACATTCAGCTGACAGACTGGAACCACTTTGCGTTTTCTATGGAAAACAATTTAACGGGTTCTGATCACTTATTAATTAACCTTTACATAAATGGTTATTTGGTTGAATCAACACATACGGGATCTCAAATCGGTGAAGTAAAAGAAGGTCCTTTCAATTCAGCAATTGGAGCTTATAGAACTGGTCCAAATGCAGCAGCGGTTGCTGCTGGTGTTACTGAAGGATACGGATCCATTTCTGGGTCATTTGATGAATTTAGGTTTTGGAAAAAAACAAGAGATTCTTCTCAAATTGCATTTAATTGGTTCAAGCAAATACAAGGCGGCACAAACACGGATTATGGAACACATGATTCCAAATATTCTGGATCTGCTAACCCTGTAGATCTTGGAGTATATTACAAATTCAACGAGGGAATAACACTGTCTTCCTCTATAGACAGAATTGCATTAGATTATTCTGGTCGTGTTTCTAATGGTTTTATTAAAAATTATTCAACTAACATGAGATCGACATCCTCTGCTATTGTTTTGGCAAATGCAGCACAATCAGAATTTAAAGATCCAATCGTATATAATTTTCATCCGTCTGTTGTTTCATATCTTGAAAATGTTCAATATAAAGGAATGGAATATGACTTAAGAAATTCGATGTATCTTTACAATACTCTACCAGATTGGATAATAGCTGATGATGAAGATAAAAGTACATTTAATGCTAAAAAACTACTCCAAATAATGGCTAGCTATTTTGATGATCTTTTTCTACAAATAAAATCAGTCCAATCCCTTAAGGAACCAAAATATCTTAGTGGTTCATTGTCTGGGAGTTATTTGAAGCCTTTGCCTTTTGCGAAAAGGTTGTTAACGAATTCAGGATTTCCTGCGCCGGAGATTTTTACAGATGGCACCGTATTTGAGCTTTTAGCTGATAGAAATGATGAATTTGAATTTAAAAGAAAACTAGCAGATGTAAAAAACCAAATTTATACAAATGTTTATAACAATTTGATAAACATTAATAAAGCAAAGGGAACAGAGAAATCAATTAGAAATATACTTCATTGCTTTGGGGTCAGTGATGATGTATACAGCATAAACTTTTATGCAAACAATGCTAAAATAGATTTAGCCCAATCTCCTCTACCTAGAACAATAAGAAAAAGCTATGCAGATTTTAGTGATGCTAGTAGATTTGCTGCTACAGTTTTTCAAATGACAGCATCTTCAAACTCGAATAGCGTGTCTTTTATCACAGGGAGTAATGGCTATGAGTATGCAACGATAACTGAGGAATTACCATTTACAATAGAAACAGAGGTTATCTTTCCTAAAAAGCCAGCATATTCAGACCCAGCGTTTAAAGACAAGGAATATATTAATTTATCCGCATCTTTGTTTGGAATGCATACCGTTGCTTTTTATGAAAATTCTTCAGATGCTGCAAAAGATACATCGTGGAATGACTTGGACAAGGCAAACTTTCAGGTTTATGCAGTTAGAGAAAAGAGAGGATCCCTAAGTTCTCAATATGATGATGTACATTTCATCCTTACATCGTCTCAGGCTTTCCCTTCAATTGAGGGAGTTATACCTGTTCTTACTAGTCCAATTTTTAGGGATACATATTTCAATGAAAAATGGAATTTTGCAGTAAAAATAAAACCGTCTAGATATCCAAATGTAGGAGTATTAAGTGGTTCAGAGCTTTCAGATTATAAAGTAGAATTTATAGGATACAATGCTGTTGGGGACACGATACAAAACAGCTTTCATTTAACTGGAACTATCGATAGAAACGATGGTCTTGATATTGCTAGGTCTAGTAAAAGGGTGTATGTTGGAGCACATAGGGAGAACTTTACAGGATCTTTACTAACCCCAACAGATGTGAAAATATCTTCATGTAGGTTTTGGCAGTGTGATTTAACAACAGAAGAAATACAATCTCACGCAATAGATCCAACAAATTATGGCGTTTTTACACCAGAAAGATCAACATTTATGTTGCTTGGTAAAGATGATTATACTGGTTTTAGTGCAGATGATTTTCCTGTTGAAATACCAAGAATAAAAACGCTTTTGATGAATTGGGACTTCGATACTATCACAGGATCAAACAAGGCTAATAGGGAAGGGGAATCGGTTGGAGAATTTATTGTAGAAGACTTTTCTTCTGGATCGAACACATCGATTTATACTGGATTTTTTAATGATTTATTGACAAAGCAACACACAGGTAGGGGCTATTATTTTCCAAATATAGACAATTACACCGGCTCAATATCCAGAGAATATGTTTATGGAATGAAGCAACAAGTTCCAGAGAATTTTAACAATGCTGCAACTGTACAAATATTAGAAAGAGACGATGAATATTTTACCAGAAGAACAAGACCAATAACATTTTCTTTTGCAATAGAAAAAAGTATGTATCAAGCAGTGTCTGAAGAAATGCTTAATTTTGTAGCAGCTTCCAAAGAGGCATCGGGTCTGGAAAATGCAATCGGCGATCCTGTAAATAGATATAGGGAAAGATACAAAGACTTAGAATTCTTAAGGCATATATTCTTTGAAAAAGTTTCCAATACTCCAGATATAGATAAATATTTGGAATTTTATAAATGGCTTGATGAATCAATAACGGAAATGGTGAGACACATTGTGCCTGTTTCTTCTAATTTTAGAAATGTAAGCAACGTTGTAGAAAGTCATGTTTTGGAAAGGAATAAATATAGAAATAAGTTTCCAATTATTACTGATGTAGCTAAAGGAAATCCACACACTGAAGAGGTTACAGAGATTGTATATGATGTTGATTCGCATCAAACACAGGAAGAGACTTTTAGGACTGTATCACTTGATGGTCATGGAAGAAGCAAAATTGATATAATTGGAGATATAAGAGTTACAAATCGAACTCCACCTACGTCTGAAATCGCAGATAGTAGACCAAGTTATATTCCCGCATATAGCCCAAACACTCCAACAGCAGACTATATTAGAACGCCAGCAGTGGATCTTGGTTCCGCAACGCCCGAGGTAGATCAAAGTGAGAACCCGGATTATCACGCTGATATAGCTGATCTGACTCAGCCAGAATATTCAAGTGGTGACACAACCATTGATTTACAGAGAGCTATAATACAAGCCGTTGTCAATAAAGATATAAGTGGAACAGGGAAGCATTCAACGGAAGCTGCCGGTGAAGGCTGGGTCATCGGTGGTGGATCTGGTGTGGCATCCGGACAAGTATCCAGTCAATTTAATCAAGATCAAAGTAGGTCTAGACCAAAACATGGTAAAAACAAGCGTGGATTTTTACTGAATTATTTTGAACCGGGATCTGGAAAAACAATGGTTTTTAACACTGGAGATCTAGTACCGGCTAGAACAATAAACTGGGATCGACTAAATCCATCCAGAACATATAAGCCAGAATACAGAGTTGTTTTATCTGGAGATTCGGACGGCCGTGGATATCCCGGCAGACTTGTTTCGCCATATGCATTTTTCAGCGGAACGTTCCCAACTAGTCAAGTAACTGGATATCAAATAGATTCTCAACATCATAGAGATTATTATTTAGAAACAAAAGACGTTTCTTTGCAAGGACCATTTACTGCACAGAATGTCGGAGGATATGCGTATAGGCATGGTGGGTTAAGGGTAGACGTTAATGCTCCGGGGATGGGTTATAATTTTAAGCCAGAAGCATGGTATGCATACAGATCTATTCTTCCATCTGGAGAAATTCAGTTTACTTTATATAACCCATTTGACTTACCGGGAACCGGAAATGGCTATCCAAGAGCACCTTATTTGAGAGATGAAGTTGCAAAAAGACCGTTTAATATTAAGAATATTAAATCAACAATAGATAGTTATTTACCACAAAGAACAGAATTACCACCAGTTAATGATCTTGGTAATTCAAAGCCATATGTTGGTAATTATGAAAAAGATTATCAAATAATGTCTTTTAGGCAAAGAGACATTAATAATAGATATTTAATAAGAAGTGGTTCTGTTTCAACTGCTTCAGTTGGTTCTACTGGCATACCATCAATATCTGGAGCATATGATTGGGAAGTCCCAAACATGGGCAAGTCAGAACACATAATTGTTAGTAAATTTTCCGCTCCCGGAGGTCCAGAAACCGCTGGCAAAGCTTTTAATGACTATACATCTGACACATATAGTCCCTATAATGCTATACCGTTTAGAAATTTATCTGTAAAACAGCCCCTTTATACTCTTTTGACATCTCATGCATTATTCGGGGGATATAGTAGTGATTATGGCGCACCATCTGCATCATACCATAAAGTTCAAAGAAATGGCAAAAAATATGTAAAACACTCAGACATTTTTGAAACAGTAGTAACTGCCGCAGTATACGATAATTATTGGCTACAACACATGATCCCGCAAAGCGATTTACAATATGCTTGGATTACAGCATCTGCAACAAATGTTATTTATGGCTATGAGCAGCCAGATTATGAAAATGCCAGCTATGCATCAACTGATATTCAATTCGTTAGCGAGAGCCAACACGCATCGGTGTTGAGTTCATTCGGTGGCTTTTTCGGCGGAGATGTTGTCCAAGTGTTTGGAGTGTCTCCGGGCAACCTGTACTCGCAAGAGGGTAGAATTACAACAGATTTTGTTGGGCTAAACTACAATGTTTTAACAAGTATTACTGAATCCTCAAACACGATTGGAGCCTCTCTTAATACGACTCTTATAGATGATGGGTTTGTCGAAGATGGTCCCGGCTATGGACCATCTTTTCTGGCACAAGGTGCAATTGGATACCCTGCTTTCTTAAATGCAATCAACTTAAATAGAAACGGAGCCGGTGGCTTCTCATCTTGGAAACAAATAAGACAAGCAGATAATCCTATTGTAAAAGACATGAGAAAATACAATAGGTTATCAATACTAACTCAAAGTATTGATAGCGAGACTGGCAATCCTAAACTACAGCATTTAGTAAAAAATGGCTTCAAAAATTTCTACGAGCCGTCTGTATATTTTAAATATAAGCCATTAGAACACACCCTTAATTTAAAAGCAGGCACTCAGATTTTATTAAAAAATAGCTATTCTAATAATTTAGTCACATTTTCAGATAAAAAAATTAATGAACTATTAGATTACTATGGGAACGATCCAAAGGATCAAATATATTCAAAACTTAAAAAAGTTTATGTTGATGGAGAAATAGCAAAAGAATTTAGTGCTATAGATAATTTGGATAATTTAACTTACAGAGAAGTTGTTTATCCTCGTGAAAGAAACACAGGCTTTGCTAAGGTAAGGGGTAGAGAAAATTATACTGTATCTAGTGGATCTGCTGAATTTAATGTAAGAATGGGAGACTCTAGGGCTTTCTGGAAAAATAATATCAACGACAGACTAAGAAGTGATGCAGAAGCAAGAAATGCTCAGGGATTGATTATTGCAAGTGGGTCTTCTTATTTTGGCTTGACAGATATGAGTATTTGGCCGCTTGACGCAGAAGAGCCGTTTTATGACTTATACGCTGTATCTTCATCCGACAACGCCGACGGAGGATATGATCCTTACTTTTGGTGTCCAATTTCTCCGTCTGCTTCTTCTGGTCAGCCTCTCGGCGGTCTAGATCCCGCATCTTCTACCAGAATTGCAAACCTAAACAAGAATGGAGAATTATCTTATGCTGGCTGGATTTATGGTCTTTTAGGTATTAATATTCAAAGCAAGGTAAGAAATGAGAATGCCCCAACGGGATCGGGTCCATTGCCAAACTTTTTAGGAAATGGAACTGCCGATGATGGCTTGAACTATGTTCCAACTGCTTCTTTCCAATTTGAATATCCAAACATGATGATGTCTGGGGCACAAATAACAAGAGGCACAGCAATGCCAACTGCTTCTCTTCACTTGATTGCGCCATACAGAACAGATGTTCTCAGTGGCAAAACCCCTTGGTTTAATTCATACGAAGATTATTCAGAGGACATTAGAAGAATTGCAAAAGATTATACAGTTATACCTGAATTTAGAATTACAGATCACATTGATCATTATTTAAATGAAGGATTTTTTGCAGATAATAACAAGTTTTTAGATCTTATCGGTGCCTCTTTGGAAAATACTGCAAGTGCCACCTCTGAAACCGGAGAATTTCAAAGAGAATTCTTTAAAATTTATTCACATTCAGATTTTATGAAGCATTTCTCTGTGATTCAGGAGGACCATAAGAAAAATGATACGGCATATGCATCAAAGATTAGATTAGAGGCAAATGCTGTAAAGAAACTCTTGCCGTATCAAGGATTTTATCCTGCCCTAAGATCTGTACAACTTGGGCAATTATTTTCTGCTTCTTATGGACCATATATAACAGGATCAAATGTTAGAGATGGAGCACAGGAAAGACTGGCGGCTCTTTATCAGCCTTTCTTTGCTCCGGGTATTTTCTTTAACACTATCAAATCTGGTATTGCTGTGTCATACCCAGTACATACGGCATCAGCACCAGATGTATATACTGGCGCAGGGTCTCCTGCTGCAAATGCATCAACGACAGGATCCTTGTATGTCTCTAATCAGTACAAAGATGTTCCAAATTACATGTTCCCGTTTGAATCAATTTTAGATCCAGATCAGTTTTTGCCTGTGGCTTCTTCTAGAAACCCTTTAACTTCTAGTGTTTTCTTTGTGTATCCTAACTTTACAGGATCAGCTAGATCAGACGATTTAGACGGATTTTATGCAGCACAAACAGTCGATTTCCCTTACGATACAACTGTTGGAACTAATAGAAATCAGCCTGATATCTTTTTTCAATGGAAAGGACAAAGCAATCCAAAATATAGTTTAGCAACAAGCAATTTCTTTGCAGAAGCAGTCGATTTCTTTTTGGAAAGAGGAACTCTAACAAGTTTTATTTCCAAAGCAGAAAAAGATTTTAAGTCTATGACATCTGGATCAACTTACTACATGGATGTGTTGCTTTACAAAACAGATAATTTTGTCTCCTATGAGGGACCACCATCAGGAACATTTGAGTATCGTGGCGGCTTAGTAAGTTCAGCCTCATTTGCGACCGACTCTTGGCATGGTCGTGTTAATAATGGTTCTTTAGCGCCCGGATCCCTCCCATATGGAGATGGGCTAGTGAACACCTCAATTAGCGCAAGAGGTATGCATTATGGACCATCTTACAAGGCTAGTCAATATATTTGGGGATCTAGTGGTACTGGCTCTGTGCCATATGCTGCTTTTAGGGCACAAGATCCAACTTATGCCCCACATACTCCGCCTTATTTTTATGGCACTTCAAGAGCAAGAATTGCTTTCAAGCCCCACAATGTTAGAGACATGCAGGCAGGAGAAGCAGCCAAGTTTACTTTAGAAGAAATCTTGTCAAATGCTAAAGTAGAAACAGTATATGAAAATGACAATGAATTGGCAAAGACATTACAAGATGATTCATATAGAAACAATAATCCTGCCGGTCAAGCGCAGATGCAACTTAGCTCTTCTGTAAATCTTTTTGGTCAAATTACGCTAAAAGAAGTTGAATACGGGACGGAAAGAAACCCAGACGGAACATATAAAGCAACAAGAGCGACAACACCAGTTGTTCAGGGCACAAATGACGCTTGGATTATTGAAACTAAGTTTGAATGCCCTTCAATTAATATGGCTGATATGGATACTGCTTCTCTTGGCGCAGGAATTGGCGACGGCAAAGAAAAATATTATACAAGAGGTATCTGGAAAGGCTATGGATTACCTCCTACAGGCTCAGAAGGCTTGTTCTTGCAATTGAAAGAAAGTTATCCACAAATAATCAATAGCATTAGTGGTCGCATAGATATCTCTGCTGAATTAACTGGATCTCTCATTGATATTTGTGGTTTTAAAGCTTCCAAAGAAAGAATTGGAAAGATTAGAGCAAAAAAAACCATTTCAGAAGCTATTGTAGCTGTACCAATCGATGAAAAAGGAAATTTCTTCTCAATCGACCCATTGATGTTCCAAAAGCAGAAATCAAATTATGAAACCAACAACAAAGCTCTTATGGCTGGTGATTTTGGTGTAGCTACTGATATTGGAGAGACATCGATCACTGATATGATCACTAAGATGAAGAAGTTTTCACTTCCACCTCAAATGGATTTCTTGAACAATCCAAATATTGATCCATTTGTTATGTATATGTTTGAATTCACACACTCTCTTAGTAAGCAAGACCTTGCTGACATTTGGCAAAACTTAATGCCTGAAATTTCTAGAACAGCAGAAAGACAATCTGTTGCTATTGAACATCAAGTCGGTGTTAATTATGAATTTTTTGGTCAATATGGCAAAGGAAAGCTCCCAGACAATATTAGATGGATGGTATTCAAAGTAAAGCAAAAAGCAAGAAATAACTTCTTTAATGTAACACAGCAATCAGAGGTGGCAAAAGGCTTTACATTCTCTGCTCTAAAGGAACTGCAAGGCATTTCATCAAACCCAGAAGCAGAATTGCCATACAGCTATAACTGGCCGTATGATTTCTTCTCGCTTGTTGAATTAGCGCAGGTAGAAAGTGAAATTACTTTTGAGCCACCAAAAGAATAGAATTTTAATAACGAAGGCTATTTATAGGTATTATGGAATTTTTTGATAGAAAAGAAGAAGTACTAGATATTGAATTGACCCAGTATGGAAAGTATCAGCTTTCTATTGGACAATTTAAGCCAACATACTACGCTTTTTTTGATGATGATGTCATATATGACACGCAATACCAAGGTGATCCTCCAAAGGATGATGATACTGGCATAGCCGGTCCAACTGAAAATCAAAAAGATTCAGAAGACAGAATTAAAGAAACACCTAGAATTAAGGTTCAGCACAACTTTAAGACTGTTGAGAAAACATCTTCTCAAATAGCCGATGATATCTTCTATGAGCTAAAATATTTTACACCTACGGCACAAGAAGCGTTTTTGTATGGAGTGGAGCCGGGAACAAAGATCCTGATTACTGAAAGTCCATTTTTATACAAATTCCCGTACCCAAAAAATCTAAAAGATGAGATGTTTGGTTATGCATTGCCCCTCGGTACATCAAAATACAATTCTGTTTATGCTCCTGCATTTCAAGCTAATTTTATAAAAGGCAAAGTAATCCCAAAGCAATCTATCTATTATGATAGTGGCTCTTTTGGTATCAAAAGAATACCACAAGTAGAAATGGAAGTAATTTACCAGACGAGCATAGAGCAAAAAAAAGAAAATGCAGCAGATGCTATTCCAATTCAAGACCTAACAACTTATATTGACAATAATCCAACTGTGACAGTGGGAATTAATGGACCCCCCGGAAATCCAGTTTTAAGCAAAGTTTATGAAAATGGAACTTTTGTAAAAATTGTTGAAGATTATATACTTTTGGATCTTCAAGAATTAAATAGCATTGTCGCAAAAGACGGATTTGAATTAGAAGTTTTTGAAATTGAAAATCCAGATACTGCAAACGAAAACTTAAAAAGATTAAAATTTACAAATTTTGAAAAACAAAATTATGCCAGTCCTTTAGTGGATTTAGAATTTGTTGGTCAAAATTCTGTTGTTTCAAATCCAAATCAAGTAGAATATTACTTTTTACCAAGACTTGATCAAGAAATAGAACAAATACTTGTTACACAGGGCTACAATCAAAATCTTGGTCAATCAACCTTAGAGCCTTGTGAAGATGATATAGATGCTTAATTATAGTTTAAAAGATATTGATTCTAAATTATTTAATGTTTTTATAACCTCTATAGAACTTTCTGAGGGTCATGAAAACGATAAAGGGACTGACCCTCACGGACTTTTCTATGGATTCAAGGATCAGGCTAGTAGCTTAACATCAAAAAGATCTAAGCCAATGAATGTTGATATCTATATGTGTATCAAGCATCAAAATCCTCTGTTTTTGGCACAAAACAAAGAAATTTCTAAAATGAAAATCGCTGTCGTGCAAGTGACAAGTTTGGATACAAAAAGTAAGATTGATCAAAAACCATTTTCATATTTGCCGGTATCTAGGCATGATAAATTACAACCCAGCATGCAAGTGAAATTTTATTCTTTATTAGATTTACTTCCAAAAAGTTTAACTTATGATAGGGTTGGAGGTTCTTTTGGACAAAGAAATCCCTTTGCTCTTTCCGATTATAGAAAAATACCATTTTTTAACGAAACAAATGTTGATGGTGCAAAGGTTTATAATATTCCAATAAAATCAAATTTTACTATAAGATCAGACCAAGGAGGGCAGAGTGTAAATAATCTTTGTTATTACGCTTATGTATTTATAGATCATGAAAGCTTATCAGAGAACAATTCTTTTTCATTTTTTGCAAAAAATAGAAGGAAGTTAACTGATGTAAGATCTTATTTTGGTCCAATAACGGCAGAAAATGTTATTGAAAATAATTTAACAGTCAAAAAAAGCTATGTGTTTAAAACGCAGTCTGGTAAGATTTGGGCTGGCGATGCACACCAGATGGACAATGGATCATGGATGTCTGGTGCTACTCACAACAACTCCAGCGAGCCATTAAACAGGATTACAATAAATAATTCAAAAATAAAAGATAATAGAATTTTTGAAAAATTATCTAGGGTAAAATTTCTCTCCGGGTATCAAAACTCATTTATATCTCCTCTTCAAAAAATTAAAAGTGAAAAAGTTAAAGACGGCATGCAGAATGCGTTTGTTAAAAAACCCCAAAGTATATCAGAAATTTACCTTTCTAGAGACAAAAGCGGAAATTGTAGATTCTTTTTTTCTATAGATATTGAGAAAATATTAAAACAAAATAGCAATTATCCTCAAATTATTGAAAATATTAAACAAACAGACTTAAAACAATATCACTCTTTACTAAGGAGGACAAAAATACAAGAATTAGTCATAACTAGAAAAAGAGTTTTATCCAAAGAAAACGCAACAACTTCGGTCAGCTACTTAAAATATCCTGTAACAGAAGAGGAGCAGATAGTTGTAAAATCTAAAGATTCTAATACAAGAAATAAATTAGAAGACAATATATTCTCAACAAATACAGAGTTTGGTGGAGTTGGAAACGTTTCTCCAACAAAAATTGGGTCTATATTAGAAATTCAACCACTTTCTCCTACAAGGAATATTGGGATTAGGCATTTTACTGGAACAGATTATGGCGTTTCTAGACAAAAGGATGTAATGTATGAATATTCCATAAAGGTTAGTATCACAGATCCCTTGACTAGTCATATACAAAACATAATTGATCAAATAGATAATATGATTGATTCAAACAGCACTTCTTTGAACTTCAATATGTATTATAAGGATGCAACTAGCGAAAATGGAAACTTTGATAGTTATTTAAATCGATTTGATGAAAGCTTTATAACTTCTTTTAATAGAAAATATGTAATAAGTGATAACAATTACATATTTTCAAGTATTAGAGATTTCGTACAAATGATTTATTCTGTTTCAAATTACACAAACACAGGAAATGTACCTATGGTGGATGCGGTTAATTATTTAATTACCATCTCTAGTCCAAACACGGGAAGCCCAGAGGGGATTTTAAAGGTAATCCAACTAATGAAACGTGTTAAGAATTCTCTTCTTACTGTTCTAAATTCATCCAAAAGTTATACAAAATCTAGAGAAAGCAATACTGAAGCTACAAGCAAAAATTCTAATTTAGGTCAAGGAAGAAGATCAAGAGTTTTTGTAGTTGAAAAGTCTTTTAATAATCTATATGAAACAATGTCTTTGCAAGATACTGGGTTTGATTATTTGTTTATGAAAAGCGATTCTAATTCTCAAAACAGTGAGGGGTTAACTTTAGTTTCAAAAAATACAATGACAAAAAGATTTGACTTAGAAGTGGAAAAATATTTTAACACATCTAAGCCAATTATTGAGATAAAAAATTCAAGAGGCGATGTTTTAAATCGTGGAGACAATATTGAGTTTAGTAAATATTCTTTTTTATCTCCTTCTAATATATTTTTGAAGACTAACGATAGAGAAACGACATTTGAAGCTTTGTCTAGTGCATATGTTTCTTCAAACAGAAAAGAAATGAACGAGTTAGTTTCAGATATTATTATATATAATAAAACAAAAAATCTAAACTACTCAAAATCCAGCAATTTAAATGATAAAGATGAAACCACATCTTCTATGTTGCAGGACATTTTGCAGGGACAGGGAGTGACTATTGAAATTCCAAATGAAACCAGAAAACAAAAAGAAAGAAAAGTTAAAATATTTAATAATCAATCTTTGAGTGAAAGAATAGATAAGGAAGAAAATTTATTTGTCGAAAATCAACAAATAGAAGCTCAAAAAGCAATATCTTCTAAAGATCTATTAAACTCTATATTACAAATTACAGAGACAGATTTTTTACAAGAAAATAATTCTATAAAAAATTATCTATTTAATGATGACGACTCTGCAACGAAGTTGAAAAAACAATTATCAAATTCAATTTTAAGAAATAGAGTATTAAATACAAATAGGTCTCCAAATAACAGATCCTTTAATTATGCACCGATTCACACTAAGGCTTTAATTTTGTCTGTAAATAATTCATCAGAAGTTAAACAAAACAAAGCTTTTAATGAAATAAAATCTCAGGGTCAAGACTATTTTAGAAATCCAGAAAATTATGGTTTTTTGTGGCTCAATTATAGGAGCATTAAAATGATTGAAGTCTTGATAGGATTTGATGATTCAAAAACAGATTCTAGAATAAATTGTCCAATTTGGACTAGGCTAGATAAAATACATCTAGAATCAACAAAAAATAATACCTTAATATGTAGATTGGTCGATTATGAAGATGATCATAGTGGAATAAAGAAAAACAAATCTTTAGAATTACCAGTTTTTAATGAAATATTTGCTATAAATTTAGCAGAGAATAAAAATTCATCTAGAGCAATCACAACAACTTTTGTAGATTTTAATAATCGTGAATTTGAAAGTGTATATAAAGAAAATAAGTTTTCTGATGATGCAAAAGAGGTTTTGGATTATATAAATAATCGTATACAAAATCTGGATACAAATGCGGGGTTAATTAATCTTTTGCGAACCGATTTTTTAAAAACAAACATGGTTAATCACAAAAATGGAAAAACAACAAACTATCAGTCGAGAGCGGAGATTAAAATAAAATATTCAAAAAACCAATATCAACTAAATAAAAACATGGATTTAAATAAAATTAAAGACATGATAAAATCAAGAGGACTGCAATCATATTTGCCAAAGGGCGTTATGAATAGCTCCTCAAATTCTGGTGTTACGAGAGGAAGAACTGGTGGAACGAGGGGCACAAGTGGTACCAGCGGTGGCGGATCTACCTATTAGGATTAATAAATGGCAAAGTTAAACGACTATAATCAAAATAAAATGGGTACGTCAAACGGAACTATGTTCTTTGAAAGACCTTATATATTAAAGGATAAAATCGGAGACAACTTTCCATCAAGCCAAGAAGAACAAATAGCGATTGCTGATAATATAGATACTTTAAATTATGCCGATCTTTTCTCGTATCAACATAATGTACTACTTCCAGAGGGAATAATTTATCATGTTGATGGATCTTATTATGAATATTCTCTCTCTGAGGGTATGTATGCTCCAAGCCCCGTTAAACAATCGCTCGGAGGAATATATGGCTATGTTAATAAGAAAAACCCCGCAATATTAAGAGGGTTTACAGGACCTTCTGCCGCTGGCACAGAAGGTGGAGAAATACCACAAAGTGTCCTCCCGGCCCAAAGCGGTCAAATATACAGCATTCGTAAAGATCCAGTTCCTCTCGCTCCGAGATATCAAATTCAAGGATTGACGGATATTCAGTTCACAAACGATTATTCCCTATCCTCTCTAAGCCAATACAACGATGATATATTCAATAATTATTATAGACAATATATGCTTTTGTATGGAAACATCGGCATATTTGGAGAGACAGTTACTGCTGACACATGGGACCTAACTGATCCTTTCAAGACTGGCTTCCATCAATTACAATTAGCATTTTTATCTTTGTTTTATACAATAAACCAAAAAAAGAATCAGTGGACTTATTATTATCCAGTCTCTACTTTGAACCAGAATGTATTTACAAATGTAAAAAATATACAATTTCCTGCTTCTCAAAATCCCTTATCATGGGACAGGACAATAGATGATAATAATTTTAATTTTATCAGAACCCTAATAAAAGAAGACCCGGATCAGTATGCAAGACACCTATATGCCATCGCTTATCAGCTATTGCAAGGCGGTCAAAGCGATGTTTTAAATTCAGATGTAATAAATTATGATACTCTTCCGCCCGGAATTTCAGGCAAATTATTCAGAGATTTTAATTACTCTTTGAACATACCAGTGTCTGAAGAATCAGTGGCTCTCTTGGAGAATACATCTGCTGGAAATGTAAATGTGGGGCAAGAAACTCTAATAGCAGATATAAAGCCTGTTTATAATTTTACCATAGCAAATTATGAAAAAGCGATATCATTAGTTCCTGAAATAAGGATGCCAAACATATATGAAGTTGCTAAAAATGGAATACAGTCTGTTTTTCAAGGCTTAAAAATTGATGACCCAAACGATGCAGCGATAAACAGTGGCAATTACAAGTCTATTCCTATTTTTGAAAAAATAGCAGAGCAATTTTTAAACTGCGACGAAGATGAAGCTTCAGTTTATTCAAATCCTGAATATATCAAACAATTAAATATTGTGTTTGAACACTCCCAACTTTCAGAAAACAGTCAAATTGAAGATCTTAAAGACAGCTTCCCTTTTTATAATTTGATAGAATTTGAAGTTGGCACCAATATGGGAGTTGTGGGTAATGAACTGCTCAATACACTATATGATAATCAAATAATTCAAGAATATGTTAGAACACACCTTTCTTCGTATTATGGGCTTGGTGCTCCACTTTTAATAGCAGGCAAGACAGGAGAGATTTTAACCGAAACAGTGTTTGCGGTGGCTTTAGAAGCTGCTAAATTTGCAGATTTGGGGATTTTTGAAAACACAGAAGACATTACAGTAGAAGCAATAACTAAGAACTTTTCAAATAATATAGTTAATGATACTTTTTTGAGAGTAGGTAACGCAGCCATCAAAAGTCCGAGAATATATAATTTTAATAATTGGTTAGAAGTATATAAAGAAAGCCCAAACGAAGTCATAAGGCAAGACATATATTCAGCTTATACTTCTTTTTATGGAGACATTAACGAAGGATATACTTCTGGGTGGCCTCAACAAAATGCCTCACAAGTTCACTATACTGCAATAAAAGAAGTGTACCCTGAAATGGTAACTCTTCTTAGAAGGACATTCGATCAAATATTGAATGGTGGCAAGGCAGCAAAAATACCCCTCTTCTATACCATAGAGAAAAAAGATTTAGACGACAATGTTATACAATACATAATAGTGCCAGCCCCGGACAGGATTGCATCGTCACAAAAATCAAAAGTAAGATATATCGATACTCAAGTAAAATACGGAAAGCCCTATACATATTCAATTAAAGCACAGTGTCTCGTGATTGGAACAGATTATAAATTTAGATTTGTAAATGACAAAGAAACACTGGATGTAGTCGAGCAAGCTGGATATGGATCAGTTAAAAAAGAAGATATTATTTTTTCAACGCTCACAACCTTTAATGGTGCCCAATTGGTCAATTTGGGTGACCCTTTCAACTTGTCATCAAATTATGTGTTCTCTCAGGGGAACCTAGAAACAAGTGGGCAAACAACGCTATCCGAGCAACAAATCCAATTTTATGGAGGAGCGACAGGCGGCACAAACGTTGTGCAAGGGGGACTTTTGTCTACATTTACGGCAGAAGATTACGAAGCTTTGGGTCTCTCGGCACCCGAAGAGGGTCTCGATTTGATTCCGGAATTAGCAGCGGAATTGAGTGAAGATGGAACACAGAAAGTAGTAATCAAAAACTTTTATGCTTACACCGAGTCTTCTTTATTGAAAACACCTCCTTTTTTGGGTCCAAAAACTGAATATGAAACAACCGAAACTGGGGAAAAAATATGGTATATTTTTGATGAAGCCCACGGGACGGTGTACATTAATCCAGAGACGGGCATGCCCTCTGACCAATTGGACTTCGGTAACAGCGTAAAGTTACAAACTAATAGCGAGGGGCAACAGTATTTTCAATTCAATGGCAAAACTTATTTTGTCACAGTTTCTGGCAATAAGGCAAAGCTGATTACTTCAGTTGATGCTGAACCCACCGCCACTGTTATTGAAGAATCAGCAAATAAATTAATTGCCGTAGGGATCAACATGTTCCAAAAGTGCAAAACATTTGAAACTCCATATTTTGAAGAAAAAGGAGTAACAATATTAGACAATCCTCCGATTTCTCCAATTGTAAATTTTTATCCTTATGGGAACACAAGAAGCAAATTGTTATTAACTTTTGAAAATCAAACAGGTATGTACGATGCGACCCCTATTAGCATCTTGCCAGAAGACGAGCAGATCTTCAAAAACATAAGATTAGCGCAAAAAAAACACAAAAAAGATCAGCAAGGAAATTACATAACACCATATATCACATTTAAATCTGATGATTTTGCTTCTGAATATCAAGTATTTAGAATTGAAGGAACTAAACCATCGTCATATGCTGACTTTAGTAATGCTTTATATAATATTGTTGATGTAAGGGAAAGAACCGCTTTCGTAGAAACTCTTGCTAACAACACAAAGTATTACTATATATTTAGAACTGTTGATCTGCACCAAAATCTTTCTAATCCGTCTGCATTGTATGAAGTTGAAATGGTCGAAAATTCTGGTGTCACTTATCCAATTATTAGTGTTGTTGAGTTTGCGACACCACCAAAAGATTTAAACTCTAGGTTTTTTGATAGATATTTAAAGATTGAACCAGCTTTAGGACAAAAGGTGATCAATGAACAACAATCCGGAATATCCTCCACTGGTGCTGGAATTGAAAACTCAACACCTGTTTTGGGGATTAGAGACGAAACTATATGGAATCAAAAAAAGTTTAAATTTAGAATAAAATCAGTTAATACTGGTAAAGCAATTGATTTGAATATAAGGTTTAAAACAAATCACAAGCAGCCTGAGCCAATAGATTCTTGTGAGTGATTTTAAAATAACATACTATTTATAACAAATTGCTAATTATGTAGGGCACATAAGTGCCAAAAGGAGATTAAAATGGGGTTTTTAGATAATAGTGGAGATATTATTTTAGATGCAGTTTTAACAGATGCTGGCAGAGCAAGACTTGCCGCTGGAGATGGATCATTTAAAATTGTAAAATATGCATTTGCTGATGACGAAATTGACTATACAAAATGGGATGGCGACAACCAAAAAGGTACGCCATATTACGATATAGAGATTTTAAAAACACCCATATTAGAAGCCTTTACAAACAATACTTCACTGATGAAAAGCAAATTAATTTCCATTTCTAGAACAAATTTATTATTTTTACCTGTTCTTAAAATAAACGAAACAGATGGCGAAGCTTTAAACGGACAAGCAAATCAGGCAGCAAATTCTTTTTCAGTTCTTGTTGATGAAACAACTGACGATGTATTTGAAGCTCTATCTTCTGACAATACAACAGGTGTTTTTTATGCTACAAAAAATACTGCTAAATATATACAAATTGATCAAGGGCTAGATACAACAGAGATAAGCAAAAATCAAGCATTAGCACCTGCTTTAGTAGAAACACATTTTATTATTGAAATGGATAATCGCCTTGGAACTTTATCTAGTCCGGGAAATGTAGTACAATCATTTTCGTTTTTAGATGACGACAACATCGCAGCTTATAACATTGCAAATGTTAATGATACTCAGGGATTTTTCGCCGCAATTAATGGAAATACAGTAGGGTCTCCAATTGCAGGTCCAAGAGGTACAGCCTTTAGATTTAAAATCAAACCAAGCTTAGAGTTGCAGACCAGCACGTTCTTGTTCACAAAATTGGGAACTTCTGGAAATACTTGGAATGGTGCTTCTGGAACTTATTCTTACATTGACTCTATTGTTAAGGTTACTGGGGCTACTACTGGATATTCTATCAATATACCAATCAGATATGTAAAACAAGACTAACAAGGATTATAAAAATGGCTACCACTTTTAAAAGTTTTTTAAACAATGATGTAACATCGACTAGGACGCTGTTGCACGAATCGATCCCAATTACCGGATCAATTGTTTCCGGTACTTACAACGAGGGAAACACAACTACTGAAACAAATATAAAGAATTTCTCTCACGGACTTTTTCAGTCAGTTTATGATTATCCATATTTGAGTTCTTCTGCTAATCACATCTTTGATCTGACTGTTGGATATTCTAATGATTCAGGGCTTTCGGGGTCGTCAAATGAGCAAAATGCAGATAAAATTAATATATATAATCAAATGGCTCAAATTCTTATGGGTCATGATGCAACTGGTGCTATTAGGCAATTTGATGAGGATGGAGATTTAAGTTCTGGTGGAACTAAATTAAAAGAGGTTTTCTTTGTTAACTTTGCAAGACTCTTGAATAAAGATGAAATTAAGAAAGGTAGCTTTTCTATAGAATTTGGCATCACCGGATCTGTAGGGACTCCGGCAGCATCAGCGTCTTTTGACGGACGAAATTTTATTAGTAGAGTTAAAGCCTCGGATTTAAGTGGGTCAACTTCTTATCTTGTAAATTCCCCAGCAGGAGATTATGGAGTGCTTTATGCTACATCCTCAACTACAGATGGGTCCACTTATTTGACTAATGATCGAGTTCCTGTTGGACTCGTTTTTTATCAGGCTGGGATTGCTGTTATTTCTGGGTCCATATTTAACGACTCAGATGCTGGCGGTGTTTTATCAACTGCTACAAGTGTCGGAACTTCAGTTCTAGGAAACCCATTGAACAAGCTAGCAGGTCAAACTGGCTTTCAATTTGTCTCTGGATCATCTATTTCAGGGTCTTGTGACGCTATTAGAAATAGGATCTATAACATTTCCTTTAACAACACCACAGAATTAAATTCAACAATTTATTATTGTAGAGCAGCACACAATGAATTTAATTATAGCTCAAACCCATCATACCTAAACCAAAGTAAAATAAGGGTTAAAGATACATCTTTGGATCAGCCACTTTCTTATATTACAACAGTTGGTCTATATTCTGCAAACAATGAGCTTTTGGCTGTTGCTAAAGTTTCTGAACCAATCAAGAAGACTCCAGACACTGAATTAACTTTAAGAGTCAGATTGGACTACTAGGAGTTTAAAATATTGTGTCTTATTTTTCTTTTGGTCAAGATGATTTAATTCATAATACTCTGGTTTCTTATCCGAGATCAGAGTTTTACATTTACCAAAAAAGATCAGGACAAATATTTTATAATAATGAGACACGCCTCTCTGGAGCATTTACTAGCTCTGTTGGTAATGTTCCCAATGGGTACATAAGCCTCTTTGAATATAACGTTGATAGAACAGATCAGGAAACTTCTATTCCCGGAGGTACAGGATTTATAAAACCCTACATTGTAAAAAGCGGGGATTTTGTAGGAATTAAATCTGTAATAGATCAAGATTGGGTTAGCCAATATGAGAATGGAGACGTTGTTTACGGGCATTATCCTTTAACTGCAAGTATTACAAAAAGGTTTATGCAAGCTCAAGATGCACACCATGCCATCACAGCTTCCTCCCTGCAAAATACGCTGAATTATTATTCTTATTTAAGCCCACATTATCAATATAAAAGCACAGGAAAGTGGAATAAAAACCAACAAGACATAAATTTAATTGACATACCATCTATATTTTATGGAAGCTCTATTAAAAAAGGAACAGTTGAGCTAAACTTTTTTATTTCAGGGTCATTATTTGCCCAACTGAAAGATGTCAACAAAAACGGAGAACTAATACAGGTATCTGGGGCAGCCAACGACTTGGGGGCAGACTATGGATCCGGAGCAGTTGCGGGGGTTGTATTATATAATGAAGGATTTATAGTGCTAACTGGAAGTTGGGATTTGAGCAACGTACATAAGGAACCATATCTGCCCGGATCTTCGACAAATTTTTCTCCAAAATGGAGATTGTTTGGTACTGGTATTGATGTTAGAGCCGACGCTAACAACGATATCCCTTCTTCAAGTTTTGGAATAAAATTCTCCGGATCGAATGAAACTCAGGTTTTAACAATGTTTGCTCATGCCCCACGGGGTTTGTTAAATCATTCAAATAATCCAACTTACATACAATACTCGCAGAGTCTTGATCCATTAACTGGATCCCAATTTTATTCTGAACAGAGCAAACTAGCAATTAAAAATATTGTTAGTGGTAATTTTGGTGATGTACCAGAAGATTTCCAAAAGCAGACTTACATTTCAAAAATTAAAATCTACGATGATGAGATGAACTGCATTGGAATTGCAAAAGTTGCAACACCTGTCAAGAAAGTTGCAAATAGAGATCTCACCTTCAAACTAAAACTTGACATCTAATATTTTATCTGCTATAATAACTAAATGATTTTAGGATTAGATATTTCTACTAGTATTATTGGACTAACTATTATAGACAATGGTTCTATAATAAAAACAGACGCAATAGATCTAAGAAATAAAAATAAATACAAAGACATTTTCGCTAAATACAACCAAGTTCAAGGCGAACTAATGGACATTCAGCGAGAATACAACATAACCCACATTTTTATTGAGCAATCCCTTCAAATGTTTCGCTCAGGCTTCTCATCAGCCAAGACACTCTCAACCCTTTCTTCGTTCAACGGCGTTGTATCTTACCTTTGTTATAGAGAACTCAGCCTAAAGCCAGAACACATAGCAGCAACTTCTGCTCGTAAGGCTTGCGGCATTTCTATCCCAAAGGGTCAAAAGGCAAAAGAAGTAGTTATCCAGTTTTTGCTTGACAACGAACCCAACTTTGTTGTAGAATACACCAAAACAGGCAAGATTAAGCCTCAATACTACGACATTGCCGACAGTATTGTAATAGCAAAAGCAGGATGGGAACTTGTCCAACAACGAGAAAACAGCGGTTCTTAAAGAAA